TTCCCCAACACCATCGTCTCAAAGGACAAGTCGGCGTCTGACAACTGGGCGACGACCTCCGGGGGCAAATACCTCGCCATTGGTATCGGGGCGAACGTGGCCGGCCACGGCGCACACTTACTGATTGCTGACGACTTGGTGTCAGAGCAGGCCGTTCTGGCAAACCCGGATACTGCGTTCGATACGGCGTGGACGTACATGCAGGTGGGCCCCATGCAGCGGTTGATGCCCGGTGGTCGGATAGTGATGATCGGCACACGCTGGGGCAAGAAGGACCCCATTGGACGGGCGCTGGCATGGGCCGAGCAGAACCCCACAGCGCTGCCGTGGCACGAGATCCGGTTCCCGGCCATACTTCCATCGGGCAAGAGCCTGTGGCCGGCGCAGTGGCCCGTGGATCAGCTTCTGGCAAAGAAGGCCGGCATGCAGCCCCAGTACTGGTCCGCACAGTACATGCAGGAGCCCACCAGCGAGGAGGGGGCGCTGCTCAAGCGCGACTGGTGGAATATTTGGGAGAAGGACGATCCGCCCGACATGGAGTTCGTCATTCAGGTCTGGGACACCGCGCACGAGACCAAGAGCAACAACGACTTCAGCGCCTGCACGACATGGGGCGTCTGGTACAACGAAGAGACGCACCGGCACGAGTTGATGCTGCTCAACGCCGTCAAGGACCGCTGGGAGTTCCCGCAGCTCAAGGAGAAGGTGCTGGAGCACTATAAGGAGTGGGAGCCGGAGTGTTTGCTCGTCGAGAAGAAGGCAGCCGGCGCTCCGCTCATCCAAGAACTGCGGCAGATGGACATCATCGTCGAGGAGTACAGCCCGTCGCGTGGGGCCTCGGGGGTGTCGAACGACAAGCGGGCACGGGTAAATTCCATCGCGCCTATGCTTTTTGATGGTATCGTATGGGCTCCGGACTTCCGCTGGGCACATGAAGTCATCAACGAGTGCGCGGAGTTCCCGAACAGCGAGCACGACGACTACACGGACACGGTGACAATGGCGCTCAGCCGCTATCGGCGCGGGGGCTTCATTTCGCTTAAATCGGACCGCAAGGATGAGCCTACAGAACAGCGCTACCGGCGGTCAGCATATTACTAAGGATAATGTAAATGGCTACTAACATCGACAAAGCGTTGTATCAAGCGCCCGAGGGGCTTGACGAAGCCGGCACAGAACCGCTGGAGATTGAGATCGTGGACCCCGAAGAAGTCCACATTGGGCTTGACGGGTTGCAGATCGACATCGAGAAGGCCGAGGCCAGCGACGAAGATTTCAATGCGAACCTTGCGGAGTTGATGGACGAGGGGAAGATGTCCACGCTGGCGTCCGATCTTGACGAAGATATCAAGAACGACAAGAACTCCCGCAAGGACTGGGAGCGGGCGTATGTAGACGGGCTGAAGCTGCTGGGGCTCAAGTACGAAGAGCGCACGGAGCCGTGGAACGGCGCGTCAGGTGTGTTCCACCCGATGATCACCGAGGCAGTTGTAAGGTTCCAGTCAGAAATGATCACGGAGACCTTCCCGGCAGCCGGCCCTGCCAAGACCAAGATCATTGGGAAAGAGACAACGGAGAAGAAAGAAGCCGCAGCGCGTGTTGAGGCGGACATGAACTTCCAGTTGACCGAGCGGATGGTGGAGTTCCGGCCCGAGCACGAGCGGATGTTGTGGAACCTGCCGGCTGCCGGCGCGGCGTTCAAGAAGGTGTACTACGACCCGAGCCTTGGCCGGCAGATTTCGATCTTCATCCCTGCAGAAGACGTGCTGCTGCCTTACGGCGTGGCTGATGCGCGGTCCAGCTATCGTGTGACGCACGTCATGCGCAAGACCAAGAACGAGATCCTCAAGCTGCAGCAGGCGGGGTTCTACCGGGATGTCGAGATCGGCGACCCCGACAAGACCAAGGACGACATTCAGCAAGCCAAGAATGACGAAACCGGCTTCAGCGACATCAATGATGACCGCTTTGTGCTCTATGAAGCGAACGTAGACCTTGACTTGGAGGGTTTTGAGGACGAAGACGACGAAGGCCCCACAGGTATCGCACTGCCGTACGTAGTTACCCTTATCCGTGGCACGAACACAGTGCTTGCGATCCGCCGGAATTGGAAAGAAGACGACGAATTGAAGCTGAAACGGCAGCATTTCGTGCAGTACACGTACATTCCCGGCTTTGGCCCGTACGGTTTCGGTCTTTTCCACCTGATTGGCGGGTTTGCCAAGTCCGCTACCAGCATCATGCGCCAGTTGGTGGACGCCGGCACGCTATCGAACCTTCCCGGCGGCCTGAAATCCCGTGGTTTGCGCATCAAGGGCGACGATACGCCGATTGCACCGGGCGAGTTCCGGGATGTGGACGTCGGCTCGGGCGTTTTGCGGGACAACATCCTGCCGCTGCCATATAAAGAGCCCAGCAACGTGCTGTTCCAGCTTCTGGGGACCATTGTTGAGGAAGGCCGGCGGTTTGCTGCCACTGCAGACATGCAGGTGTCGGACATGTCCGCACAGGCTCCGGTCGGTACGACTTTGGCGCTGCTTGAGCGGCAGTTGAAGGTGATGACGGCGGTTCAGGCCCGGGTGCACTATTCGCTCAAGCAGGAACTGAACCTGATCAAGGACATCATCAAGGACTACGCAGACGAAGACTACACCTACGAGCCAGAGACGTCAGTCCCAAGCGCCCGGAAAGAAGACTTCAGCCACGTCGACATCATTCCGGTGAGCGATCCCAACGCAGCTACGCTGTCCCAGCGGGTTGTGCAGTACCAAGCGGTGATTCAGTTGGCTCAGAGCGCCCCGCAGATCTACGATCTGCCGCAACTACACCGTGGAATGCTGGAAGTGTTGGGGATCAAGAATGCGGCCAAGCTGGTACCCCTGCCAGACGACCAGAAACCCACCGATCCTGTGTCCGAGAACATGCAGGTACTCAAGGGTAAGCCACTGAAGGCATTCCAGTACCAAGACCACGAGGCGCACATCCGGGTGCACATGGCGGCGATGCAGGACCCGATCATTATGCAGTTGATGGGGCAGAACCCACAGGCACAAGCGCTGATGGGGGCTATGCAGGCGCACATTGCTGAGCACGTTGGGTTCGCTTACCGCAAGAAGATCGAGCAGCAGCTCGGGATGTCGTTGCCGCCGGAAGACGAGGCACTGCCGCCGGAAGTCGAGCTGGGGCTGTCCAACATGATGGCACAGGCCGCGCAGCAGGTGCTGCAGCAAAGCCAGTCGCAGGTGGCGCAGCAGCAAGCCCAGCAACAGCAGCAAGACCCGTTGGTCCAGATGCAGCAGCAAGAGCTGGCGATCCGCGAGCGCGAGGTTGCGGTCAAGGAGCAGAAGGTTCAGGCAGATTCCACTATCAGCGAGAAGAAGATGCAGGCGGATGCCGCCGCAAAGGCAGACGAGCTTGCCTTGCGGGAAAAGGAGTTCATGATGAACGCAGCGTCGAAAGCGGATGACCACGAGCTGCGCCGGTTACAAGCAACAACACAGCAACGAAAGGGTGAAGTGTGATTCAAGAATTCGCAAGCGTATTGCGCGAAAAAATACGTAAGGACATGAACAACTATGCGGACGACATGGCGGGTGGGGCCTGTCGTTCTTTCGAGGAATATCAAAAACTCTGTGGCGTGATTCAGGGCCTAGCGCTGTCAGAGTCCTACCTTTTAGCCCTGCTTGAGAAAGTTGAAAATACAGATGAGTGACATCATTCTGCCTCCGGGTATCTCCATGCCCAAGCCCATCCAACCTATGGATGAGCCCGCTGCGTCTACATCAGACGAGCAAAAAGCAACACAGCTTCCGGAGCCAACCGGTTGGAAGCTGCTGTGTGTGGTCCCAGACGTGTCAGACACGTTTGAGAACTCGGCGATTGTGAAGGCTGACACCTTTATGAAGTCAGAGGAACACGCCACGACGGTCCTGTTTGTTCTGAAAGTCGGCCCCGATGCGTACAAAGACGCAGCCAAGTTTCCCTCTGGACCTTGGTGCAAGCAGGGCGATTTTGTCTTGGTACGCACGTACTCAGGCACACGTTTCAAGATCTACGGAAAAGAGTTCCGACTCCTGAACGACGACCAAATCGACGCAGTTGTGGAAGATCCACGCGGCATCACCCGTGCTTTTTAAGGAGGCAACATGACAGACGAATTCAAATTCCCTGACGAGAAGGAAGACAAGGTCGAGGTTGTCGCCGAGGACGACAACGACATTGAAATTGAGATTGTCGATGACACCCCCGAGCGGGATCGTGGCCGGCAGAAGCTCGAAGAGCCCGTCGAGGACCCTACGGATGATGAGCTGAAGACCTACAGCTCTAAGGTGCAAGAGCGAATCCAGAAGCTCACGCATGCGCGTCACGATGAGCGGCGAGCCAAGGAAACCACGATACGTGAGAAGCAAGAAGTTGAGCGGATGGCGCAGGCCCTGCTTGATGAAAACCGCCGGCTCAAGCAGCAGTACAACGCCGGGGCCAAGCAGTTTGCAGAAACGGCCAACTCTGCGGCGGGCATGGAGCTGGCAGAAGCACGTCGAAAACTCAAGGAAGCTCACGAGGCTTTTGATACAGATGCGATCATCAGCGCCCAAGAAGCGTTGTCTGATGCAAAAGAACGACAGCGGCAAGCACAAAATTTCCGAGTTCCTGCTTTACAAGAGCAAGAAGACGTGGTACAAACGCCACAACAAGTGCAACAGGCACCCCAAGTCGACGACAAGACGCTGCGCTGGCAGGCAAAAAACCAGTGGTTTGGGGCTCCCGGGCATGAGGAAATGACCAGCTTTTCACTAGGGCTGCACCAGAAGCTAGTAAATTCGGGGATCGACCCCCGCTCTGACGATTACTTCGAGAGAATTAACTCTCGCATGAAGTCTGTTTTTCCTGATTTCTTCGGGTCTACAGACGAAAAGCCAAAAGCCAGCGATAGCTCCAGACGCCCAGCAACTGTGGTGGCACCGGGAACTCGTTCCGCAGGTGCAAGGAAAATTCAACTGACGCCGACGCAAGTTTCGTTGGCTAAGAAGTATGGTCTTACCCCGCAGCAATACGCTGCAGAAGTTCTGAAACTGGAGAAATCAAATGGCTGAAGTGCAAAACCGAACGAATCGTGAATTGAATTCACGCGATAAAAGTGTGCGTATGGTCTACCAACCGCCGAATGCGTTGCCTGACCCGACACCGGAACCCGGGTTTATTTTTCGCTGGGTAGCGACTCATATTCTTGGTAAGTCCGATCCAACCAACGTGTCCAAAAAGATGCGTGACGGCTGGGTGCCGGTAAAGGCTGCAGATCATCCGGAAATGATGCTGATGGGTAATGACTCGGGAAATATCGAAATTGGCGGCCTCATGCTCTGCAAGATGCCTGTCGAGAAAGCGAGAGCCCGGGACGAGTACTACGAAAATCAGGCTCAGAACCAGATGGAATCGGTGGATAACAGCTATATGCGCAACAATGACCCGCGTATGCCGCTCTTTGCTGACCGCAAGTCAACAAGCAGCCGTGGCCGTGGGTTTGGCAATGGTTCATAATCAAAGGAGTCCTTAAATGGCATCTACAGCTGCTCCCTACGGGCTACGTCCCGTAAACCTGATCGGTGGTCAACCGTATGCTGGTAGCACCCGCACGTATCTTATTGATCCGGCTGGTACTGCTTCGAGTATCTACAACGGCTCTCCCGTGTACATCAATGCTAACGGCTATCTGGCTGTGGCAACTGCTACCGGCGCAGATGCAGGCACTAACGGTTTCCCCGTTGGCACCGCTAACACCGGCATTGTTGGTGTGTTCACTGGCTGCTCTTATGTCAATGCACAAGGTCAGCAGATCTGGTCGCAGTACTACCCCACCGGCGTTACCGGCGTGGTGACTGCGCAGGTGGTTGATGACTACGACGCTGTGTTCCAAGTCCAGTCCGCTGGCCCGGTTCTTCAGGCCGTCATTGGTGCAAATGTGTTCTTCACAACCGGTGCCGTCGCAACTGGCTCGGCCACCACGGGTAACTCTACGGCTTCTGTCGTGGCTGGTGCCTCTGCCGTTGTCACTACCGCCGCCTTCCGTGTCATTGGTTTTGCCTCCGCCCCCGGAGATGCAGCCACCGACATTCTGGTGAAGATCAACCCCGGGTACCACACCTATACCAACGCAGTTGGTCTGTAAGGAGCTAAATCATGGCAATTTCACGCGCACAACTACTGAAGGAACTCCTTCCCGGCCTGAATGCTCTTTTCGGTCTCGAGTACGCTCGTTACGGCGAAGAGCACAAGGAGATCTACGACACCGAGAAATCGGAGCGTTCGTTCGAAGAAGAGACCAAGCTGTCTGGCTTTGGTGCTGCCCCCGTCAAGAACGAGGGCTCAGCCATTGCGTATGACAACGGTCAGGAAGCTTTCACTTCGCGGTACAACCATGAGACCATCGCCCTTGGTTTCTCGGTTACTGAAGAGGCTGTGGAAGACAACCTGTATGACAGTCTGTCGGCTCGTTACACCAAGGCTCTGGCCCGTGCAATGGCTTACACCAAGCAGGTCAAAGCTGCCGCCGTTATCAACAACGGTTTCAACGGCTCGTATCTGGGCGGTGACGGCACTACGCTGTTCGGCAACAACTCGTCTAGCACCCGCGTCGGCCACCCGCTGACTGGCGGCGGGGTTAACTACAACAGCCCCACTGTTGGCGTCGACCTGAACGAGACCTCGTTGGAAAATGCTGTGATCCAAATCGCCGCATGGACTGATGAGCGCGGCCTGCTGATCGCTGCTCGCCCCAAGAAGATGATTGTTCCACCGTCGCTGATGTTCGTTGCCACCCGCTTGCTGGAGACCAACCTCCGCGTCGGCACCACGGACAATGACATCAACGCACTGAAGAACAACGGCTCTATCCCACAAGGGTACTCCGTCAACCACTTCTTGACCGACGTCAACGGCTGGTACCTGCTGACCGATGTGCCAAACGGCCTGAAGCATTTCGAACGTGCTGCCTTGACTACGTCAATGGATGGTGACTTCGATACAGGCAACGTGCGGTACAAAGCTCGTGAGCGTTACAGCTTCGGCTGGTCGGATGCCCTCGGCATCTGGGGCTCTGCAGGCGCGTAAAGTGAGTTGGGGTGGGGGGTTCCTCGCCGCTTACTTGGAAGGCCCCCACAAGGGGCCTTTTTTATTGCGCGTGTGTTCCAAACGTGATATATTGCAGCTACTCCGGGCTTTCCGGTGCATCAAACTGTCCCGGCAGACGACATACCGATTGATGCGCTTATCTTGTATGTAAGGACAAATCATGAGCTTTTCCTCATTTTCCGGCCCCCTGCGCGTTGGCACCGTATTGAACAACCCCGGTCGCAATGCAGGCCTTGTGGTTCTTACCCAGTCTTATGACTCGGGTAACTTGGCCGGCACCACCACCGGTAACTACGATGTTGCTGCAATGGTCCTTCCGGCTGGTTCGCAGATCATCAACATCGTCATTGACCAAGTTGTTGCTGCCACCACGGGCACTACGACGGTTTCCGTGGGCACGACATCTGGCGGTGCTGAGTTGTCCGCTGCTGTAGCTACTACCGCTGGTGGCCGGTTTACAGGCACTACGACTGCTGCCACCCAGTTGGCATGGCAAACCTCCACCTCAGCAGATACTACGGTTTACATCCGTGACGTAGTGGGTACGGGTACGCTGGGTGCTGGCCGGTTCATTGTGACGGTGAACTACGCTCAGAAGGTTGTTAGCGGCACCACTGCTATTGCCAACCCTGTTTCTGCTTAAGGTCTAACATGCGGCCAATTCGCGTTACTGTGGGGTCGCAGACAGCTTCTGCGACTATCCCACTTGACACCTACGCAGACCCCTTCAATGTGGGTCTGGCGGTAGTTTTGTCGGCAGGAGCCTCGCTGACATACACAGTGCAGCACACCTTTGACGATGTGTTTGCAAATAACTTTGATCCAGCTACTGCAACGTGGTTCCCCCACGCTACGCTGGTTACAAAAACTGCATCTTCGGATGGCAACTACGCATATCCTGTTACTGCAACTAGGTTGAACATCACCATTTGGACTAGCGGTACCGCTACTCTGACGGTCGTTCAAGCTGGTATGCCGGGGAGATAATCATGGCAATTGACATTAGCGCACTGCGCCGCTTCCAAGCAACGTGGGGTCCGGTTATTGACGTCATTCCGGATGTCATTAACATGGCTGAACAGCAGGCAGACTTTGAACGCGGGCTGGCTGCAAAACGTCTGGAGTTGGACAAGGCCACCAAAGAAATCGACGCAGCATATGCCGAGGCCGACAAGCGGTTGGCAGTAGTTAACGAAGAGTTGGTGGCAGTTAGCGCTCAGCGTGTTGCCGTAGTGGCTGAGATCAACGAAGCCAAAAAAGCCGCTGCAGACGCAGCCAAAACTGCGGATGTTTCGGCCAAGGCACGGTTAGCGGCCATTGAGGATCAGATCACTGAAAGCTCAGCAGTGCTGACTAAGGTGGGCGTCCAGATCGCAGCGGATACCTCCGCAGCGCAGGCAGAACATGCCACGGCAGTTAAGGTAATGCAAGCTGAAATTGTGGACCTTGAGAAGCGCAAGGCCGCTGCTGAGAAAGCCCTTGATACGCTACGTGCAAAGCTGGGGTAAACGGTGTCGGTCAGTGGTGTTACCTATGTACCACCCTCTAGCCCGTACCTTCTCAACAATTTGGTGGACGCAAATCCACTGTATGTGGGAAAGGTAACCGCTAGGGGTGTTTGGTTGCTTCAGAAGTTCAACACAACTTCCGGCGTTATGCTATATGCAAACCAATCAAACAACCCTACGTACACCGACTACGACACCGCTTGGGCAAACTACGCATCACTCAACTACACCGAGTATCAAAATCTGACCGGAGTCTGACATGGCAAAAAGTATCGCAACATCCAACAGTATTCTCAAGCTGATCTTTAATGCCACAGCTTGGGCAAACATGGCAGACAATGCCGCTACCAGCCCGTACACCAATTTGTACTTGAGCTTGCACACGGCTGACCCCGGCACAGGCAACAACCAGACCACAAACGAAACCAGCTACACCAACTATGTTCGTATTGCCTTGGCGCGTACTACGGGTGGCTGGACTGTAGCCACAAATACGGCAACTAACGCAGCACTTGCGCAGTTTGCTCAATGCGGTGCTACTGGTGCCACACTGACTTACGTTGCGATTGGTACAGCCGCCTCTGGTGCCGGCAATGTGCTGTACTCAGGCGCTTTGAATAGCGCACTGGCAGTTGCTAACGGTATTCAGCCTCAGTTTGCTGCATCCGCCTTGGTTGTGACGGAGACTTGAATGGATCAACCGAATCTTGCCAAGAACGAACCCCCGTTGTATCTGTGTTCGCAGTGCAATGATGCGGTGTTTTTAGTTGAAGGCATCGTCTACCGACCATGCGGCCACAAAGATGTGCCTGTGCTGGCTAACTTGGAAGCCACAGTTTACGGACAAGGAACTGCCCAGTGATTTCAAGTATGCGCGATTTGGTCAATGCCGAGAATGAAGGCAAGACCAACTTTGCCACTTGGAGAAAAACGCCAAGCCAAGCAACCCTTGCAGGGATTTGGTTTGATTTAAGCATGAGTCCTGGCAATCCTGTGCCAAATTATTACGCAGCCAGCCCACTGGTGTCTACGGCGTTGGCCCAAAGCACAGATGGTGGTATTAGTCATGGCGGTAATGTAGGCCAACTAGGCTATAAGAAGTTTGTCAAGAACATGCTGATAATGAACACTTCAGCAAATGCAGCGCCAAACTATTTAATATTGCTGGATTACTTGCTGTACTACCCGTTCGTAGATATGTCGGTCACAGACGAACAGCCTTTGATTAACACTGTGCCGCTGCCAAGAAACCCTTCTGGCGTTAATGTACAAATCATGGCAGTACAAGTTGCTGCTCAATCTGGTGTTGGTAACCCTCGGTTTTTTGTCACTTACACCAATTCGGACGGCGTACCTAACAGAACAACTCAAACAGTAGCTTGCAATACAACGGTGGTGACTGGGGCGGTCATTACATCTGCACCAGCTACCAACTCATCTGTAGGCCCATTTTTACCCTTGCAATCTGGCGATAAAGGTGTAAGAAGCGTTGAGAGCGTGACATTCTTGACGCCTAACATTGGGCTAATTTCTCTTGTTTTGGTTGAGCCTGTTGAAAACATTTGTTTACGTACAATTGACGCACCCGCAGAACGAGTGCCTGTAGTAGATTTTTTTGGCTTGCCGCAAATCCAAGATGATGCGTATCTCAACCTGATTTGTTGCCCTAATGCGTCTTTGGCAGCAACAGCGTTTCATGGTTCTTTACAAACAGTTTGGGGATAAATAATGGCAATCCAATCTATGGATCAACTTATCAGCGCACTTACCGCTGGTCAAACAAATCGGTCAGACTGGAATAAGTTAACGCTTCCGACTACCGCCCAAGCTGTAGGCCAATGGTATGACTTGAGTACAGGTTCTGGCAACCCAATCCAGAACGCCATTATTGGTGCGGGGACTAACCTGACCTTTCAGGCCATGTCGAACTCAAACAGCATCACGGCGGCTACGGCAGCTTTGGGCGGGTCAATCAGCACCACCACTTTTACAGACACAACCCACGGCTCTGGCCGTTTTACGGTTGGCTCTATTCTGTCGGGTACGGGTGTTCTGCCGGGCACCTACATCACCGCTTTAGGTTCTGGAACTGGGCAAAACAACGGCGGTACTTATACGGTTAACCTGACTCAAACCGTCACCGCGCAGACCATCACTGGCACCCAATACGCCAACGGCATCCAGACAGGCGGCGATGTCAGCCCTGATGTTAAAAACATTCTGAACGTCAGCGCGTTCAGCGCCGCAGTAACCACAGCGCCAGCCGTGATGATGCTGATTGACCAACTGGCCGTGATCCCAATCACTACGACCACATTGACAACGGCTCAAACTATCCTTGGTACACAGACCCTGCCACGGTACGCTGATGGCAAAGGTGTTAGGGCTTACTTGGTTCCTTCAGTAGTGATGGGCGCGGGCACACCTACGGTAAGACTCAGCTACACCAACACGGCATCGGTAGCCGGGCATCTTACCCCGGCCACGCCATCGTTGCCAATCATCAACACCGCAGCGCCGGTAGGCTCGATTGCCTATGCTGGCACGGGTGCGGGTAAGTTTGGCCCGTTCATCCCACTTGCGGCTGGCGATCAAGGTATTTTGTCGGTGCAATCCATCCAATTCAGCGCCACCATGACCTCGGGCGTAATGAATTTGGTGTTGTGCAAACCCCTGTTGACCTTGCCAATTACTACAGTTGGCGTGTGTTCAGAGCGTGATTTGGTAAATCAATTGCCGTCCATGCCTCGCATCTACGACGGTGCCAACCTGCAATGGTTGATGTATGCGGGTGCGGCTACACCTGTAAACAGTTCGTTTTTCGGTCACATTGACACCGCTTGGGGCTAAAGTGCTGATTGGCAACTACTCTGTTCTGCAAAAAAGCCCCGGCAGGTTTATAGCCGGGTCTGCCACTTCGGCAGAATCACAGACACGTTCCAACTTCAACAAGTCAGGCTCCAACCGCAACAGGTTTTACGTTGACCAGACGACCGTGGCCTTGGCGCTGTACGCCGTGCCAACTGGGACTTACCCTGAGATTGCTTGGGTACTTCCACAAGTAGCGGGGCAAATAGCCAGTACGCAGCCGATTCAAAGTGCAGGGGCTTTGGCAGGTAGCATTGCTGGCGGCCTAAATGCAGAAGCGGCACTTGATGGTGCAGGTGACATCACCAGTGCTGTAGCGCAACTGGTTATTAGCCTAGCTGCAAATCTGGCGGGTGACGGCACAGTGTCTACTGCTGACCTCCGGGGCTTCTTGCAGGCAGTAGCCAATCTCTCAGGCTCTGCTGACCTTACCGCAACAGCGGCGGCATTAGCGTGGATGAACGCAGCTACAGACGGCTCGGGAACCATTACCAATGCAACGCCATACGCCTCGGGCAATATGTCTGCCGATATTCTTTCTTATGGTGCGCTAACACCTGAAGGCATCCGCGATGCTGTGTGGAACGCCATTGCCGCAAATTACGACCTAAACGCCACTATGGGCGAACTACTGCATAATGCAGCGGCTGGTGGAGGTGGTGGTGGCGGGGGCTTGACACTAGGTCAATTTCTTGCTTTGCAGAATCCTTGATACTTGGTAAACTACATCATGGCTAAAAACCCATCACTAGCTGTAGGCCGAGGCGAAAAGCTCCCTGTATCAAAGGGCGCTGGCCTGACCGCCAAAGGTAGGGCTAAGTACAATGCGGCCACAGGTAGCAACCTGAAAGCACCGCAGCCGCAGGGCGGCAAAAGGAAAGATTCGTTCTGCGCCCGGATGAGCGGTATGCCCGGCCCAATGAAAGATGAAAAAGGCAAACCCACCCGGAAAGCCGCCTCCCTAGCTAGATGGAAATGCTGAAGATGGAAATGATGATCTGGAACGTAATCCTCACCGCCATCGTGGCATTGCTAGGATTCATCTTGAAAGAGAAGTTCGCTGAGCTTAACCGCATCAGCATTCTCCTGAACCGAACTCGTGAGGAAGTCGCTCGTGACCACATTACACGCAGTGAGTTCCGGGCTGACATGCAGCAGTTGCTTGACCGGTTTGATCGCATCGAGCGCAAGCTGGACAACTTGAGGAGTAGCGGAAGTGCCCTCCAGCAGTAACTTATTTTTGGGAATTATTAGCTCTTTGGTAGCATGTTGTGCAGAGGCCAAAAGAAAGATGTCGTTTTTCCGTTGTTCCACACGCAACACAGCACACGTACCTTCTAGCCCATTGTTGAAGTTCGTGCTCTTTGCGGTGCGCAGACGGAGTAACAACAACAAGATTCTCAATTCGGTTATCTTGAGTATTTTCGTTTTTATGATGTACGTGCAGTCCTTTTGGAGCATTTGTTACAACGCGATGTTCGTACTCCCACTGATTTGGCTCGGCAATTTTTATACGTACATAGATAGAACCGTCTCGTGCTTTACGCAGTTTTTTTGTTCCAACGGGAAGTTGAACGCGGATTCTGGAAAGTACGGCTTTTTTGGTTTCTATAACGCTTTTGGTGAGCGCTTTGTACGCACAATCAGGGCATCTTGGTGCATAACGATATGCATTGCGGTCATTACGTTTTTTACCTATGATTGGCGTGTTGCAAAACGGGCACAGTTTGGATAGAAGTTTTTTAGGCATGACGTATTCTATACCCAGAAAGACAGGATTGTAAATGCCTTCTTCTTCAAAATCTCAGCACAACTTTATGCAAGCCGTGGCGCACAGTCCTGCGTTTGCAAAGAAGGCAGGTGTCCCGCAGTCTGTGGGGCGTGATTTCACAGCGGCTGACAAAGGCCGTAAATTTTCAAAAGGCGGTGATACTATGGCTAAGAAGATTCCCCCATTTATGGGTAAAGAGACCAAGGCTGAAGAAGCCAAGGAAATGAAGGTCAAGGCCAAAAGCCCTGCCATGTACATGAAGGGCGAAAAAGCCGAAGGTGTGCACGGCAAGTCCGGCATGGAAAAGCCCACCAAATACGCCAATGGCGGTTACGTCCGTGCGGCAGACGGTGTTGCCTCCAAGGGTAAGACCAAAGCCAAGCAGATCAAGATGGCCGGCGGCGGAAAAACTTGCTAAGGAGCTGACATGAAAAAGCGCAGATTCGCAGACGGCGGGGAGACCGTCGAGATGGGCCCCAACCCCAATATCGATGACGACACCCGTGAGCGTGCGCGGAAGTTTGTGGCGGACAATACCGCGCCGGCAAAGTCCAAAGTCGTCACCAAGGAAGAGCTTGCCAAATCTGGCTTGAGCCTACGCGACTACATGAACAAGCAGCAAGGGCTGGAACGGCGGAAAGAAGCAACTCCAGCCCCGAGCAAAGCCAGCGCAGCGCCAAAAACTGTTGCGCCAGAGCCAAAGATCGGGCCTATGTCGGAGGAAGGGCGAGCCGCATCTATGGAGCGCATCCCCCGGGACAAGGGCGAACCTGCCGTCAATCCGATTACGGGCTCCGAGCTAGGGCGCAACATCAAGAACACGCTAAACGCAACAGCGGGGCTGACAGGCATTCAGTTGGCAAAGGCTGCAGCAGAAGGCTTAACAGCCCCTCGCGCAGCGGCAACTGCTGCAGCAGCCAAGAAGGCGGAGCTTGCTGGCGAACTGCGCCGGGGTGCAACACCTACCAAATTCACAAGCCCCAGCAAAACCACAACGGCCAAACGGACTCGCAAGTTCAATGAGGACGAGGCGGGTGTGGAGATGAAAAAAGGTGGCAAGGTAGCCAAGTATGCTGCCGGCGGCTCGGTCAAAGGCTGGGGTCAGGCACGCGGTGCACGGGCGGCCAAGATCGTATGATGCCGAGCCGGGGGATGGGGGTCATCTCCCCCAGCAAACAGCCTAAGATGGCTCGCCGCAAGGCGGAAATGTTTGCGGAGGGCGGCGGGCTGTATGCCAACATCAATGCGAAGCGCAAGCGAGGCGCTAAGATGCGCAAACCCGGCGCTAAGGGTGCGCCCACCGACCAAGCGTTCATTGACTCCGCAAAAACTGCAAAGTAAATTATGGCAACTTCCGGCACCACAGCTTTTAACCTCGATTTAACAGAACTGGTGGAGGAGGCGTTCGAGCGCTGCGGTGCCGAGCTGCGTACGGGCTATGACCTCAAGACTGCGCGGCGGTCATTGAACCTGATGTTTGCGGACTGGGCCAACCGGGGCATCAACATGTGGACGTTCGAGCAGGGCTCGATCACGATGGTTCCCGGGACCGCAACGTACTCACTGCCGGTGGACACAGTCGACCTGATGGAACACGTCATCCGAACCGGGGCCGGCAACCAAGCCACGCAGGCTGACTTGACCATTACGCGGATCAGCATCTCCACGTACGCAACGCTGCCAAACAAGCTGCAGCAAGCCCGCCCCATTCAGGTACTCATCAATCGCTTGGAAGCCCCCTCCATCACCGTGTGGCCGGTACCAGATGCGGTACAGCCCTATACGTTCGTCTACTGGCGCTTGCGCCGGCTGCAGGACGCAGGAACCGGCGTGAACACGATGGATGTGCCCTTCCGGTTTATCCCCTGCATGGTGGCGGGGCTTGCGTACTACCTCGGGATGAAGATCCCCGGCGGGATCGAGCGTTTGTCGATGCTGAAAGAGCAGTATGACGCAGCTTGGGCAGCGGCCACAGAAGAGGACCGTGAGAAGGCCGCCATAAGACTGGTCCCACGCCAGCAGTACATCGGGTGACATGTGTCGAATAAGTTCGCATCCGGCAAAAACAGCATCGCAGAGTGCGATAGGTGTGGCTTTCGGTTCAAGCTGAAAGAGCTGAAGAAGCTCGTCGTAAAGACAAAGACGTTCAACACCCTTGTGTGTTCAACCTGCTGGGACCCAGACCACCCACAGTTGCAGCTAGGTATGTACCCCGTCAGCGACCCGCAGGGGGTTCGAGATCCACGGCCAGACCGCAGCTACATCACGTCCGGCTTGAATAGTGCGGGGAACGTCAGTCTGGGGTCTCGAGATATACAATGGGGATGGAACCCGGTGGGCGGTTCGCGGTTTTTTGACGACGGGCTCACACCGAATACGCTGGTGTCTTTTGCCCAACTTGGTGTAGTATCGGTGGTAACTTCGTAAGGAGAACTTATGGCAACGCAAGACAAAAAAGTTCCGGTTCAGACCGGCGGCAAAAACGGTGGTGGTGGCAAGACCAACGAAGACATGCTCAAACTGGGGCGCAACGAAGCCAAGGTTGCCAATCAGAAGCGGAGCAAGTGATGATCAACAACAAACAAGCTGCGGCCTACGCCAAGCCCCACACCATGTCGGGAAAGCCCGTCGGCATCGACGACTACGGCAAACGCCCCACCATGCCCCGCAAAGACGACTGGACACCGATGTCTGGCGTTTCGTTGGGCGATCAAGGCGGCGTGAAAACCTCCGGCCTCAAGATGCGTGGTACCGGCTGCGCCACTAAAGGCACGATGTCTCGGGGTCCGATGGCATGACGTACACGGAGCTTTGCGCAAACATTGCAGACATCTGCGAGAACACGTTCTCGGCGGACATGCTCAAGCTGTTCACGCAGCAAACCGAGCAAAAAATCTACAACTCTGTCCAACTGCCATCGCTCCGCAAGAACACCACAAGTGTTCTGACCCCATCCAGTATGTACACCAATGCGCCGGCAGACTTTCTGTCGGCATTTGACTTGGCGGTCATTCACCCAACGACCAATGTGTACACGTACCTGCTGAACAAGGATGTGAACTTCATCCGCGAAGCGTATCCCACAGTGGCAGCGACGGGCACCCCGAAGTACTACTCGATTTTTGGCCCCCAGACCGGTGATGCCAATGAGCTTCGGTTCTCGTTTGGCCCTACGCCAGACCTTGCCTATACGCTGGAACTCAACTACTTCTTCTACCCCGAGAGCATCGTGACCGCTGGGGATACATGGCTCGGTGAGAACTTCGACTCTGCGCTGCTCAATGGGGCGCTGGTTGAGGCTATTCGCTTCATGAAGGGCGAGGCAGACATGGTGGCGCTGTATCAGGGTATGTACGCACAGGCGCTGGCGCTGTTGAAGAATCTGGGTGACGGCAAGTTGCGCCAAGACGCCTACCGCAGCGGTCAGGTGCGCATACCAGTGAGTTGATATGACCATCGCCCAAACAACCTGCACCTCGTTCAAGAAAGAACAGTACCTCGCCATCCACGACTTCAGTACCGATGTGCTGAAGATCGCGCTGTACACAGCCAGCGCCACGTTGAATGCGGATACTACGGTTTACAGCAGTTCGAGCGAGGTCGTTGCCACAGGCTACACCGCAGGCGGCGAGGTTCTTACAGGGGTCACAGTCAACACCGAGGGCACAACGGCCTACGTAGACTTTGCGAATGCGTCATGGACGGGCGGCTTAACGGCTCGCGGCGCACTGATCTACAACAGCAGCAAAGGCAACAAGGCCATCTGCGTTCTCGACTTCGGTGCAGACAAGACCTCGACCACGACATTTCTGGTCACCATGCCGGCTAATACCAGCACTGCGGCACTCTTAAGGACAGCATAATGGCAAGCTCCTACACGAACAACCTACGGCTTGTACTGCCGGTTACGGGCGAGAACCAAGGCACATGGGGCGATCTGGTAAACACCGGGCTGACCAGCCTGCTGGACTCCGCTATCTCGGGCACATCCGCAATCGGCATGACCGATGCAAACTACACGCTCACCACATCGAACGGGGCTGCGGATCAAGCCCGGAGCATGTTCATCACGTTGGCCGGCACGCTTACGGCAACTCGGAATGTGATCTGCCCAGCGGTATCCAAGCTCTACTTCGTCACCAACGCCACAACGGGTGGGCAGGCCGTCATATTCAAGACAGCGGCAGGGACCGGCATCACGGTGGACTTCGGCCAAAGCGTCGTTCTGTACTGCAACGGCACGGATGTGGTCAACGCTATCAGCAACGTAGGCGGGGGTGGCTCAGGCGGCGGCACGAACCTATTCTGCTTTGAGAACGACATCCACGTTACCACCAACTACAGCATCACCACAGGCAAGAACGCCATGAGCGCGGGGCCTATCATCGTGGACAGCGGGGTAACCGTCGTGGTGCCTGCGGGCTCGGTCTGGACCGTGGTTTGATTTTAAGGGATAAATTATGGCTCTCATACTAAGCGGCAACGGCGACATCACAGGACTTGACCCAGCCCTGTTCCAAAGCAACGAGATGGGCTACACCCCAGCAGGCACAGGAGCCGTGGCTACTACGGTGCAGACTAAGTTGCGCGAGAGTGTGAGTGTGTTGGATTTTGGAGCCGTAGGCGACGGCTCAACCAACGATTACGCCGCAATTCAAACGGCAATCAATTATTGGGTAGCAAACCCGGTGGACTTGGTTTTTCCAAGCGGCAAAAACTTTTATGTGACAACGGCAATAGTTGCCACATTTAGCGCAAACAGCACTTATCAAAAACGAATTACGGGGTACGGCGCACGGCTTACAACGTCTGCTGGCGTTGTCAACGCACTGACAGTAACCGTTTCTGGAGCAGCTACTTTAGTAAAAAACCTTGTCATTGAAGGTTTGGAAATCACTCACGCTGGAACTGGAACGGGCCTAATTATGCAAGGGCCGTTGGCCGGTAATTCGTTTTTGTATGGTTGCGTAGTCAGGGATTTGGTTATTGACGCAGTTATAGGAATTAAGCTGTTAGGCAATTTTTTTGAATCGGTTGTTGAATCTTGCAGAATCCAAGCGCAAAGCACTGGGTATGGCATTTACATTTCTACAGCCGGTGGGTCTGGTGGCGGTTCTGGCGGTATTGTTTCTTCGATTGCTTTAAGTGACAACGTAACACGCGGCGGAATTAATGGGATTTATGGCGCTAATGACATCAACGACGTTTCTATTTACGGTGGTACGTATTTAACTGCTCAAAACGAAGGAATATTTCTCAATCAAGCCCAAGGTGGTTTGATTTACGGAGCGCATATTGAAAATGTATGGATAAGTGCTGGCAGCATCGTTGCTGGTAATGCGTCAATTCGTCTTATTATTGGTGGTCAATTTTCTGTCAAGGACTGCACTTTTGTCCAAAGCGCTGGAAAGTCTAGCGAATGTATCCGAGTTTTTTCTGTGGGAACAGCAGAACTTAATCCTGGAATAAATTCCAGCATCCCTACCAACTATTATTTGCAAGGTGCATCAGCATCCACCCATTTTGCCATTCTTTGCGGCGAAGCCACCTATACAAATGCTGGTGGAATTTCTATTTCGCACACAAAGGGATTGCGAACGCTGACGCCAATCTCAAGCAAAAACACATACACGGTTGCTAGTCCAACAACTGTGACTCCCAGTTCAGACTACGGCGTGTATTTTTGTTCCATTACCAGCAACCCGACTATTGCAGCGCCTACTTTTACCCCAGCTTATGGCGACGAATTAGAGTTTATGTTTGAGCAAGCTGGAGGCGGGGGCAATACATTGACTTGGAACGCGGTTTACTTGGTTGGGTCTTTTGTTCCAACGGCTGCATACGGAAAAGTCAGTTCCATCCGTTTCAAATACTCCAACACTTTTGTAAACGGGGCAAAGTGGGTGGTGGTTTCAACGGGTACAACGTAACTGCACATTGATATGACCAACCGCGCCATTTACACCCGCATTTGCTTTGCACTGCTGGCCTTTTGGTCGGCAGTTGCGTATGTCGTCATCAAGTTGATTTAACCATGCTCCCCATCCTAACCCTCCTCCAGCTCCTAGACATCTGGACAACGCACAAGTGCCTGTCCCGGCCAGGCACGGTGGAGAGCAACCCACTGCTCAACAAGCTGTTCACCAAGCTCGGCATCCTGCCTACTCTCATCATCATGAAGGGCAGCTATCTGGCGCTGATCTGGTGGGGTGCCAAATATGTACCTGTTGAACTGCTCTACGCCATCGCAGCTTTCTATTGCTGGGTAGTCTGGAATAATCTACGTATTTTAAGGAGTGCAAAGTGACCGTTACAGTTCGCGTACTTATCCCGGCAAAGACTGCCGAGAACAGTCAAACAACCCAATACACGGCGTCCAACGTCACCACCATCATTGACAAGTTCACAGCAACCAACTACTCGGCCACTGCTGCAACTTTGAGCATCAACTTGGTGACGGCGGCTGACACTGCGGGCAACAGCAACTTGATCACAAAAACCAAGACGCTACAACCTGCTGAGGTGTACACTTTCCCTGAGATTGTGGGCCAGGTGCTGTCGCCCAGCGGCTTCATTTCCACAATTGCCGGGACGGCCAGTGCTATCAATATTCGGGCTAGTGGGCGGGAGGTAAGTTAAATGTTTCAATTTCTCATTCCAGCCGCTGCTTCATTATTGGGCAGCAGTATGCAATCCAGCGCAGCTTCCAACGCTGCTGCACAACAATCTGCTGCTTCTGACCGTGCAGCCCAGCTGCAAAAGGAAATGTTTGAGAAGCAGATTGGTCTGCAAGAACCTTTCCGGCAAGCTGGAATGGCCGGTCAGAACCGACTGATGGAATTGCTTGGTCTGCGAATGCCTGCTCAAGCTGGTGTTGGTGGCGCTCCTGCCATGCGGTCTGAAGCTGATTTGCGTAATGCTTTGGCATCGCAATACACAACGCCAGGGTATAGCAAAACGGTTGGCTCTGGTGTAGGTGGCGAATATAGTGTTGATGTTCCTGCTTCTGTAAATGAAGCCGGTCTTGCCGCTGCCATTCGCAATGCTCAAGCCCAAGACCAAGCGGCACTGACTGCCTATCAAGCCCAACAAGCACAAGCCGCGCCAAGCGCAGATTTTGGCAAATACGCCCGTGACTTTGGAATGTCTGACTTCCAAGCGGATCCAGGCTATGCTTTCCGTTTGGCTGAAGGTCAGAAAGCGTTGGAGCGTACAGCCGCAGCCCGTGGTGGTCTGCTATCTGGCGCAGCGCTCAAGGCGGCTACGCGATACGGTCAAGAGGCTGGTTCGCAAGAGTTCACCAATGCGTTTAATCGGTATCAAACCAATCGAGCCAATCAGTTGAACCCGCTGCAAAGTCTTGCCAACCAAGCACAAACTTCTGCCAATACTATGGGCAGCGCTGCTGGTCAGTATGGCTCCAATGTTGGCAATCTATATTTGGGCCAAGGCGAAGCACAAGGAAATGCGTTGCTGGCTGGCGCTAGATCCAGAGGGTCTGCATACCAAGGAATTGGCGAACTGTATGGACGCACTCAGCCTAACTTTGGTTCATTGTTTAATACCAGAATTCCTGGCACGGAAATGTCGCAACAAGATTATGCTATTGCCAGTGGCGGTTATTAAGGATTCATCATGGCTTTGAATTTCGGAATTCTTGATCTTGATGCGCCAGCCAAGATTGCTGGTAGTGTTTATGCTGGGCAGCAACAACGTCAGCAGAATGAGTTGGCCCAGCAACAAGCTGCTATGCGTCAGCAAGAGTTTGGGTTGCGACAGCAAGAGTTTGGATTGCGCCAACAAGAGGTTGCAAGGGCGGAGGAAGATCGCAAACTTAAACTTGCCAATGCCGAGCGCCGTAAGCAGTTTTTGACCAATCTTTCTTCTCAAATGGAAAAAGGCGGTCACAAACTTGACCGACCAACGCTTGGTCAAATGTTGCAATTTGGCATGGAAACCGGTGAAGATTCGCTCATTCAATTAGCAACCAAAGGTATGCAGGCACTGGATGAGCAAGAGCAATTCCAAGCTGAAATGGGACGATTTGGTTTTGGCGCTCCTTCAACTGCTGCTACTGCACCGGCAACGACAACAGAACCTTTTGTTGGTGAATTGCCAACTACGCTAGGAGTTACCAGTTCTCCGGTTGCGCCTCGTGGTATGCCAGCACCAGTTGCATTGCCTACGCCCGGAGTTTCACCAGCAGTGCCATCGTCTATTCGTCAGCCACCGGCTGTAGCCAATGCTTTGAATGTTGGCGGTCAATCAATAGATCGCAATATGCTGGCGCAAATGGCGATGAGTCCTAACAAAGCGGTACGTGATCGTGCGGAATCGTTGGAGAAGTTGTTGCCAAAGGAATCTTCGCAACCTGCTTCATTGGTAGAACTTCAAGCGTATATGGCAATGACGCCTGATCAAAAAGCCGCATTTGAAAAATTGCAAAAAATCAAAGCTACCAACGTCACAGCAACTGCAACCTCAACCACTCCTACCGCAAAAAGTCTTGCTGCACCTGTAGGCGCACGCGCAGAAACATCTTTGGTTAAAGCTGAAGGTGCAATTGGCATGATGGAAAACGCCAATGCAGTACGTGAGGCTTTGAATACCGGAAACGTAATTGCGGGGCCATTGGCAGGAGCAAGAACTAAATTTGCTCAAGTGCTTGAACTAGCTGGCGCAGGCGACAAAGAAAAATTGATTGCTACTCGCAATACAGTTCAAGGTTTGGCTAGCCTTACTTTGGAAAGTCGAGCTGAACTTAAAGGTCAAGGTCAAATTACAGACACCGAAACCAAGTTGTTGGAACGCGCCAGATCTGCTGATATTGGCGAGTTGACCATACCTGAACTGCAACAAGTAGTGAATGTGTCGCAACGCTTGGCAAATCGGATGTGGTCTGGTCATCAAAATCTCCTGAAGACGATGGAGACTGATCCTGCCGCAGCCGATTCTTTGAAATACTATCGTCCTACTGGAGCGCTTCCGCAAGCGCTGGGCGAAGGTAAACCAAAAGCTGAAGTTGATAAACGCAAAGCCGGACTTGATCAAATCTTTGGTGGAAAGAAATAATCATGGCAGACGATTTTCGTAATCAGATTAATACTGCCCGTCGTCAAGGGTATTCTGACGATGAGATCGTTAACTACCTCAAAGACAAAGATCCTCGCGTCACTCAAGCATTAGATGCTGGCTATAAACCACTAGAAATTGTGGATTACTTGGCTCCAAAGCCAACAATGGGTGAAGAAGCAGTACGTAAAACTGGTGTTGCTGCTCGTGGCATGAGCGAAGCCTTGGTTGGCCCAACTGCTGGAGCTACTGCTGGGTTTATGTTAGGAGGGCCAGTAGGTGCTGGTGTTGGTGCGTTAGCTGGTGGCCTTGCGGTTCCAGCGGCAGACCTTTTAGCTACTGGATACAACAAACTTATGGGAGGAAACGTGCGCCTCCCTTCGCAGGTAATTTCAGAAATGATCCCCGGCCCACGCGCCGAAAGCCCAGCAGAACGAGTAATTCAAGCCAGCGGTGGAGCATTGACTGGCACTGGTGGATCGGTAGCTGCGGGTCGTGGACTTGCTCAAATGCCAGGAGTGTCTTCTGGATTGCAAGCAATTGGCCGCGAAGCAAGCCGCGTGCCTATGGCACAGATTGTGACTGCTCCCGCTGCTACCGCTGTTGGACAAACCGTAACAGAATCCACTGACAATCCATTGTTAGGTTTGGCTGCTGGTGTTGGAACCAGTATGGCTGCTGGCTTGCGTCCAGTAAAACGCGAAAAAGGTTTGTCTGCGGAAGATTTACTGGCGCAGTCCAAGGCCAACTACGACATTCTGGACAAGTCTAGTCTTCAGTTCAACAAAAACGAGTTCAATCAGCGCATGGGGTTGTTGCCGGTTCATTTGGAAGCCACGGAAGGATATGTTTCCGGGGTGTACCCAAAGGTGGACGCTGCGCTTGCACGACTGCAAGCCGACAGACCAAAAAATGTTGCCGAGGTGACAGCCCTTCGCAAGATCATCGGAAACGCCGCCAGCAGTGCCGATGCGTCTGAACGTAGGATGGGTCGCATTCTTCTTGATGATTACGACAATTACATTTTGAATGCACCACCAAGCGCAGTTGTTACCGCTGACAAACCGGCAATTGAAGCATGGAAAGCGGCAAGAGCAGATTACGCCAAAGTTAAAAAATCAGAGTTGATTGAAGACATTGTGTCTCGTGCTGAAGTATCGCAAGGCGGCAAAGAAGCCTCCATTGCTCAAGGTTTGTCTGCGCTTGCAAAAAACGAAAAAAAGATGCGGTTTTTTACAGCAGATGAGCAAGAAGCCATCAGAGAAGCGGCAAAAGGTGGTGCGATGCAAACTATGTTACGCACAATTAGCAAATTTACACCAATGACTCCTGCTGCGGCAATCTTTACTGCTGTGAATCCATTTGGTGCTTATACAGCAGCTGCTGGTATAGCTGGTAAAGAGTTGGCAACGGCTAGACGCTTGCAACAAGTTAATCGTTTAACAGAACAAATGCGTTTGGGCAAAAAACCAGAAGTTCTTGAAGGTGCGTTGATTAACGAACCTGTATTTTTTACTCGCGGAATGCAAAATATGCTTGGCCCTGTTCAGCAAAATCAAAACGCTCTTGCGCGATAATCTGTAATGACACCAATTTTTGAATGAGCTTGCACCATGACCGACGACGACTTCAAACGCCTAGAAGCCAAAGTAGACAAGCTAACAGACGCCGTTGGCAAGTTGATTCTGTTTGAGGAGCGTCAGGCCAACCAGGGTGAGCGCATTGGGTCGGTAGAGGCTCGGTGCAGTGTTCATGAGACTTCCATCAACCGGATTGACCGCAAGGTAGATCAGTGGGTTAATCGTGGGATTGGCGTATGGGCGGCAGCAGCAATTGTTTTTTCTCTGGTTAAATACCTAGACAAATGACACCTCACTTCAGCTTGGCAGAGTTTACGCAGTCTGACACTGCGGCCAGGCTGGGCATTGACAACACTTTGCCTGATGAACTCTATGACAACGCGCTCAAAACCTGCGAGATGTTGGAGCGAATCAGGTTCCATCTCAACGCGCCTGTGGTCGTCACTTCAGGATACCGCTGCGAGGCTCTAAACAAGGCTATAGGCTCAAAACCGGGGTCAGACCATACATTGGCCTTGGCTGCTGACATAAAGGCTCCAAAGGCTGGTTCGCCATCCAAGGTGGCGAAAGAGTTGGCGGCTGTCATTGATGTGCTGGGGATAGGGCAGCTCATACTTGAATTCGGGTCATGGGTTCATGTCAGCGTCGCCCGACCTGAGAAGGCGATTAACCGGATCATTACGATTGACAAGAATGGCGTGAGGGCTGGGATATGGATCCAATAAGCATTCTGCTTGGCTTGGGCGGCAAGGTCATTGACCGGCTCTGGCCTGACCCAGCACAGCGCGATGCAGCCAAGTTGGAATTGCTCAAACTTCAACAGGCCGGTGAACTCACCGCAATGGTTGAGCAACTAAAGATCAACCAAGCTGAAGCCCAGCATCCCAGCGTATTCGTAAGTGGCTGGCGACCGGCTATTGGCTGGGTATGTGGCTTGGCCTGTGCATGGAACTGGATTGGCCTGCCTGTCGTCAAGATGGGGCTGGCAGTCTATGGCAAGCCACTTGACCTAGCACCGGCAGACCTCACTGAGATGCTGCCGATACTGATGGGGATGCTTGGACTTGGTGGCCTTCGCACCATTGAAAAACTTAGCGACAAGGCTGCTAAGTAAGGCTCAAAGCTGCAACTCAATCAGCTTTTCCAGATAGTGCTTGGCCTTGCGTAGATCCTCTACGCCGCCTTTTTCCCGCCAGCGACTGACGTATTTGATGACGTTGCCTTCAAAGTAGCCAATGTTGTTGGCGGCTATATAGTCCCACGGCTGTACGGGTTTACCCTTGTAATGACTTCCAGCCACTTGTGTGTTGTTTGCGCTCATCCTAGATTCCACATTGATTGAATTTCTTGCTCTTTGCTTTTGTTGCGCTTGGGCAGCGGTAGCCACCCAATGTAGAAGCCGTTGTCATCCCACGGCCCAGTAGTGTGTACGCCACCTACGGTTAGTAATTGCACCTTGGCACCCTTCAGCGGCGTTGGATCTCCTGCACGGGGGTACAGGTACTCGCCGCCTTCCTCGCCAGCTTGGTACTTCTGATCACCCATTCTGGCGTACCTCCTTGCGTAGCTCCGCGAGTTCCTTTTGGTACTTGCTGGCGTAGCTCCGGTACTCTTGCGCGGTGCCTTTAGCCTCGTCACGCTGGCGCGTCAGAGTGCGTATCTTGGCCTTGAGTGACCTGACCTCAACGTCGTGTTGATGTAGCAACTCGGTGATCTGCTGCATGATTAGTTTGGCGTTACTCATCTTTGACAAACGTCCCATCTGGCATCAGAGTACCCTTGCGATCCTTGATTTGCTCATACGCTCCAGCCAAGCATCCAGTGATGTCAAGGTCACGCAAGGCGCAGTAGTTGATGAGGCAGACCAGAACATCACCAACGGCATCCTCAATGGCCGCTTGGTCACGCTTGCCCTCGGCGTCACACAGTTCACCCATCTCGCTGACTGCCTTTAGCAATTGGCTAGTTGGGGTGGCGTTAGGAATAATGCGCCGAGCTTCGGCCCAACGGATTACTTTTAGTTCAATTTCTGCAAAGCTCATATTTAGGATGCGTTGTTGTTGGTTGGATAAGCCCAATTGTCCTTGGGCATGAGATACCACTCGATGTAGTGCCTGAGTTCTGCGATTTCCTCGTGCAGAACACACATAGCATCTGCTGCGTTTGTCGGTTTGGAATCCTTCATGCGTTGCTGGAACGTGGCAATGTCTTTGTAGTTCATGTGTTCTTCTCCTTCAGTTTGGCTTCGATGGCTGTTGCATACGCCCATTCTTGTCCGTGTATGCGGATGGTTGAATTGGCAATTGCTTCTCGCTCATCATCCGTCAGCCCTACCCATTCACGCTTCTTCACAAGTTTTTTGCATTTGCAGGTAGAAGCACTTCCAAATTCCCAGCGCTCTCCACATTCCCAACACCCCCTGTTCCTGATGGCGGTGGCGAGGTCTGCTGGATGCGTTGATTTGTCTACGTTCTCGCAGATAACAGCACCTGCTTCCATACCGTCCTTATAGCCACAGCGGTAAGCCTCGGCTAGCGCAACCTCTTCTTTGTGTGCGGCAATAAGGTTGGCGAAGCGTTCAAGATCGTCCGTGTATGCGCTAAATCTACAGAAAGACGCATGTACAAAACCAGCCTCCCGCGCCATGCGGATGATGTAGTCTTTGGTCACAGTATCTTCTCCGTAAAGTCCTTGCGCTGCCCGCTCCAGTCGCAGTCTAAGCAGCCAGCAGGTGAATCCGAGTCTTGCGTTTTCATGCTGTGGCAGTAATGATCTCCAGTGTTGAACATAAAAGTCTGATGGTGCTGTGTTGTCACATGCTCGCTGCCACATTCCGGGCATAAGTACAGCGGCGCTTTGTTTTTCATGCTTCCCCCTTAATGCCGTGGTGGGCTTCGACCAGTCGAGCAAATTTCACAAACGCCTCGCCCAAACTCATCGGCGTGTCATCGTCTGGAATTAGCTGCTCAATCTCGTCATCACTCAGCGGCTTGCGCTGTGGGCAGCAATGACCGCACCTCGGGCAGTCAACCACAGGCTCCTGTTGCGACTGTATCAACGAACACTGATCACGCCAGTACGCAATCTGATCTAGCGCATCGTCATGCGTCATTGATTCACTGCCACCATCAATAGCTTGACGTAGCTGCTCGTACAAAAAATCAATGTTTGACATCATTTCTTCTCTCCTATACCGTGTGCTTCTTCAGTCATCCGCACGATGTACCTAGCTCGATCACCGTGAATTTCATAGCTGTGCTGTGCAAGAATTTGCTCGACCTCGTTTATTGTCAGCGGCTTGCGCTGGGGTGGGTTCCACGTACCAGATGGGCAGTCGCAACCGCCATCCATACCGCACTCAGGGCACCCGGTGAGCCACTCCACAGGCTCTTGCTCTGGCTCTGCCTTGGGTTGGGCTTCGCCAAGCTGGTAGGTGCGCTCAAAAATCTCACGGCCTATCGGGTATTCCTCGCCACTGACGCCACGCATGATGAGGTCATCAGGCTTGACTGGCGTAATACCTTCGCGGGTGCTCACATGCGTCTCGCCGAAACGTTGTTGCCGCACATGCACTGTCACAGGCAGCTTGACGCACGGTGTCCATTCGGAGCCGATGTTTACCGACTCCTGCTCCTGCTCTGCCAGCGCAGTCTCAATCTCTTGGCTCACACTGGTCAGGCGTTGCAGTGCTTCTTCTGCCAGCGCAGCTTCAAGTACAGCCACAGCTTCAACGCAAGCCCAAGAATAGTTGACATGGTTTGCACTTTTCATTGCCACCAACGCCTGCTGCGCGGCTTCTCTCAAGTTACTCATCAAACGCTCCTTCACACATCAAAATAAATAGATTAGCTTGTGCATCCCTCGCAGCAGCCCTCGCAGCATCCATCGCAGCAGCCCACGCAGCATCCCACGCAGCAGCCCTCGCAGCATCCATCGCAGCATCCCACGCAGCATCCCACGCAGCAGCCCTCGCAGCATCCATCGCAGCATCCATCGCAGCATCCCACGCAGCAGCCCTCGCAGCATCCATCGCAGCATCCATCGCAGCATCCCACGCAGCAGCCCTCGCAGCATCCATCGCAGCAGCCCACGCAGCATCAAGTTCTTGCTGCGTTGCTTTCCTATTGGCAAAGCGTTCGGCTACATCCAATACAGCAAGGCTACGTTGATCCATCATCAAGTGCTGCACACTTCTTGCACACTCCACAGCGAATAAACGAATCTCACGCTGATGCCCGTCAACTGCACGTAGGCACCACAGCGCATCGTCAAGCCCATTGCTTTCAAGGATGGTAGTCAGCGCCAGCGGCTCATCGTCAGCTTTGGTCTTGCCAAGGTTTGTGAGTAGCCTTTCCCAGCCGTTTACGCAGGGGCTGTGTGATCTAATTTTGTTTAGTGTTGTTTGCATATCACCACCCCAAGTACAACATCAGAAAGTACAAACCAACACAGACACCAGCAAAGCCGATGCCTGCGAGAACATCGAGTATTCTCCCAATGAAGGCGTCATGGTCTTCAGTCATTTCATATTCCTTCCAATTTCTGCTGCTGCACGGACGATGGCGCGGCGGGTTGCGGCGTAAGGGTCTTTGTTTACAGGTTCGCAAGCGTGCTTCTTGTTTTCTCTACCCGGTAGGTAGTAGCCAGCCCAAGCCTCTGGCCCATCCCCAGCGCCCATATAGAAATCAATGTCCAACTTCACAGCCAGCCGCAGCGCATCGCCATCGTCGGTGAGGGGGTTCCAATGAATACCGTCAGCGGTGTGCTGATGCTCAACGTGAAGGTGCTTTTGGTATGACGCATAGTAATAACGCATCCCCGCCGCCTTAGCTGCTAGTTCCAACAGTTCGCGGTCAGTCATAGCGGTGCATCCTCGTGATTGTTTGGGTTGAAAGGGATTGGTTTGTTTGGCATGGGCTTGGGTAACTCAGTGGGGAAGGGCCACATCTCATGCCCCCGTCAAAAAGAATGCCAGCTTGGCGAACTTGACGAACAGGCCGAACAAGAAGCCTGCTGCCATAGCTGCGATGGCGATACCAACAACGATGCCCACCATCACGGTGACCCACATCCAGATTTCTTTGGCTAGGCTCATGTTGCAATCCCCCGGCTTGGCAGGGTGAATGCCCGGAGGCTACCGGGGCGGGGCACGTAGGTGCCGTGGTCGCCGTCACCCACTACGTAGTTCCTGCGTTTGAACAGGTCGTCCTGTCCAGACTTCACGCGCTCGTCAGCGTCAGTCGGGGGAACATACTGCCCCACGCTCATGGCTTTGCGGGCGTCCTTGGACAGCGTCAGGCTGGCCTCCTTGGTGATGTGCGCTGGTGTGATCTTGCGCTCGGTCTTGAACAGCTTGCTCATGCTGTCCTCCTGACTGGCTGGGCCAGCAGCCATTTGCTTCCGAGGAAACGGATAGACCGCACCCAAGCACGTTGGTTGTGGCGATCAATGTTGCGGTCGCCGCAGTGGAAGTGTTGTCTCGCCCTGATAAGCATATTGGTTTTCATGGTTTTTTTCCGTCTTTCAGAATTTCCAACCGTTCCCGATTGGCACGAAGGGTGCAGTAGCGCTGGTGAATGCGCTCCAGCATGGACACTCTACGGTGTTTCAATCTTTCTTCATCCAACAGAGCCAACAGGTCAGACTCACTGTAGCTCGTCAGATTTTTTTGGAAGGTTCTCCAGGTCAGCAATTTTCTTCTCCAGTTCTAGGATGTGCATACACACCTTGTTGTAAGCCCGGCTGGCGCTGTTATGCGTCCGGGTGCGGATTGCAAGTTCAGCCTGTGCGGCCCTCAACTTAGCTTTGAGTTGGGAAAGTCTGTTCATGTCCAAAAGTTTATCACAAGAAATCAAGTTAACACAACTATTTTTGCATTGATGCGATGGCGTCTGTATCAATCACAAGCCAGCCATAACCTTGCTCATCTTTTTTGATCAACTTGGCTTCAATCAATGGATCAATAAATCTGTCTGAATTTCTCCAGCTACCATTTTTGAAACCTGCAAGGTTGTTTTTGTTTCCAAAATCAATCAAAGCTGATCGGCTCAAATATGGCATTCCATGCCTAAATTCCGCGTGTTCTTGTTGATCAAACCAAGCGTTTTTGAAGTCATTGAATCTGTTTTTTGGCTTGCTACTGGCCTTATGCGGGTTTGTTTCAGTAGCTTCAGCATCAGGCACTGCCACGCAAGTGGTGGCGCTCTTGTTAAATTTGGTCGTTCCCATTTCAATGACTTCCAGCTTGAAATAGATGGTGTCACCCTTGCCTGGAAGTTCACGCTGCTTGGTGACGTTCACAGACCGAACGCCATTTTTCTCCATGACTTCAATTTCGGTGTCAATGTGAGCGCGGATACCTGACCAGCCTCGCGCACCCTTGGCTGCATCTTTGCCGTTATGGTGAATGATCATCAATGCCGCCTTAGTGGCGGTGGCAACTTGGTCAAATCGAGCCATCACTGGCCCCATATCCTCGCCGCTGTTCTCATTAGCTCCAGCACTCATTCGCGCCAAGGTATCGCCAATGATCAAGCGTACTGGTTTACCCTTAGCAACTTCAACTGCTTTCACCAATTCAATCACGTCACTGGCGTCCTGATCTCCGTTGTAGAAGTTCATTGGCACAGGCACCATTGCTAGGTTTTCTAAGCTGCAACCGTGAAACTTCTTGATAGCCTGCATACGTGATCGAATGCTGGCTGGCGCTTCACTAGCAAGGTAAACAACCAAACCAGGATCTGTCTTACGCCCATAGCAATCTGCACCGGTGGCAATGGCAGTGGCTACAGACAAAGCCCAGAATGTCTTGCCTGAGTTGCTGTCGCCATACACAACTATTGAGCTGCCTATGGTCATCAAGCCTTCAACCAGTTCGTTGGGTGCCTCGTAATCAGTGCCAAGCTGATCGCCAAAAACGACTTTTAGCTTTTCAATCACCGCTGATCCGGCTGGCTTGAGCAATAGCATCAAGTCATGCCCAGCCTGTACATAGTCATTGGCGTCACCCAGAATCGGGGGCATCGTCATGCGTACTCCGTGCTTGGCGCTTGCCTGCTCGGCGTAGCTTTGACCAACGCCTGACGCATCGTGGTCAGCCACTATGCAAATGTCCAGCGTAGGATGTGAGCCTTTCAAAATGCCAGCCACCGGCACCAAATTGCTGGCGCTGTAAGCCACAACACATGGCTGGCCTGTGACCTCAGTAATGGTGGCGGCAGTGGCAAAGCCTTCAGCAATGTAGAGCGTGGTGGCTTCATCTAACACGCCAAGAATGTTGTATTTGCTTCCCGTTGCGCCGCCTGAGTGATACAGCTTGCCTCCGTTTTCATCAATGTATTGCAGTGTGCTAAGTTCTCCATCCTCAGAGTACAGGGGCACCATCAACCGACCGTCGCCAGTGATTCTTGCACCATGCGGCTGAATGCCTTTGCGTTTGAGATATGGATGTTCTGGGCTTGCTGCGCCTGCGTTTGACCAGATCTTCTCTACCGTGTTGACGGCTACCTCTCGGGCTTTCTTTTGCTCTGCATCACGCTGGGCCTTGGCTTCGCTCAAACGCCGAGACTGCGCCATCTCCTCGGCCACGG